ATAAGATTATCTTGGTACAAAGGCAATTACATTGTCTCCAATATGTTGAACAGGAGAAGATTTATTTTGTTTGTTAACGGCAAATTCATATTTACCTAAGTTACGAATTGAATTTAATTTATCTTCATCATGTAACATGGATAAAACTCCATAAGCTATTTCTTTAATTAAAGTTTCTTGTTCTGTATCATCTGACAGATCAAACACTCTAACAGTAAAGTCACTATCCTCATTCCCTTCTTCGATGGACATTATAACTTTATCTTTACTATCAGTAATTCCTAGTAGGGTTTCTATAATATCTGAATTATCATCCATATCTCTCCATAATCCTTTCAACTTGTTCCTGAATAAACTGCTTTGTTTTAGGACAGTGTTCTTCAAGCTCTCCTATTGCATTCATAATAAGTTCTGGAGATAGTACAAGTATGCTTTGTGTCTTTAGGATGTCTTCTACTTTTGATAAATCTTCCCTTACTTTAATACAGTTTTCCTCATATGTCAAGTCTGACCAGTGAGTTGTTAAAGATTTTTTTATTCTTAAAGATAATACATTATCTCTATTAACCTCTTCTCTCTCAGAGAAAGGATATAAGTACCACACATTAGGATTCATAACCAAGTCTTTTTCATGGATACGAATTTGTAAAACTATCGGCATGTCTCTACTCTTATAGGTCTATAGAATTTTCCACCTACGAAGTTATTATAGAAAGCTGGTTCATCTGTTCCTTCAAGAACATTAACGAGAACACCAAATTTCATCTGATAAAAACATTCATAGTATTTAAGACTTCTCTTATTTTCATACTCTCCGATAATAGCAAACGTGAAATTCTTTTTACCAATTTTCTTTATGTCCTCATTCAAGGATGTTGATGATCCTGTATATGTTTCCCATCCTGAAGACCGCTTACGTTTCTTACGTCCAATGAAATATTGTTTACACCCTATGTAGGCCTTCTTAGTTTTCTTATTCGTTATAACATATACAAAGCCAAACTTGTTATCAATATCAGGAACAAAAACCTTTCGTTTATATTTCCAGTGCACTACTATACCTATTCCCTATTGTTAAGGGAGATATCCAGAATACTTAGTTCGATAGGTAGATCATTCTTTTGATATAAAGTAAATGTTTCTACATTTTGTAAACATAAATTATTTTCTGAGATCATGTTTTGAAAATCTTTAATAGGTTCTACCTCCCTCTTATCATAAAGCTCACCTAGAAATAATACTTCTTTTTTGTAAAGTTCAACTTCTGATATATATATACGGCTCTTCTTATTCATATGCTTTCCAATATTCTCATAGAAATTTTTATGAATTTTCCAATCAATATCTGATGGTCTTAAATCATATCGTAGATGACCCAATGGGTGATCTTCTTGTATATTAACATAATTAGGTGGATTGGCAACTATGATATCAAACTTTTCAGACTCAGGGATATCTTTAAGATTATCACTTACATAAGATCGAACAGAATAATTATGGTTACTTATAGTACGTCTTACACAATCAATAGCTTTTCTATTTATATCAGATACTACAAGTTCTTGACATATCCCATGTTCTAATAACCATAATCCTATCCATGCAGGGCCACAGCACCATTCATATATTGTGTTAACTCTCCTATCATGTAGTAGTTCAAAGAATACTGGAGCTAATAATTTTCCTGCACCATCAAGATCTGGCTCCTCTTCAATAGTGTTGAGCCATTTAGGATAATTAAATTGTTCACTTTCTTTATTCAAGTTCTTCAAATTCTTCATGCACTTCTGTTAAGCGTCCTGTTGATAGGCTATACAACACTTTACAGGCTGGTCCTGTCAGGCCAGAGAACCTGTTCTTGATAACCCTTACTGTTGTAGTATGCCTCTCTACTTCATCCTCATGCTGACCATTTCTTTCCAGACCAATAACGATATCTGATAGTTGTCCTATACTGGCAGATCCTCTAAGCTGTGAGAGAGATGTTACAGCACCTTCCTCATGGCCTGTAGACATCGGCCTACGAAGATGGGAGACAATGAGTAAGGAAATATCAAGTTCCTGTACTACAGTCCTCATCTTAGTCATGATCTCATCCAAGGCTCGTCTTTCATCTGCATTATTCTGATCAGAGACTATAATACTTATATGATCGAGTACCACATACTTACAATTAAGAGCTTTAGCAAAGTACCTTATCCTGTTCAAGATTGAATCAATCGTATTAGATCCAAAGTGATCGTAGAAGAAGAGTCTTCCTGTTCCTAACGTATTGTCAAAGTATTTCTTTAGATCTTCATCATTAACAGAACCAAATTCTGAGGGTAAGTGTAAACATTTATTAGCTTCAAGACTCATGAAAGAAAGCCCACTTCTCTTTACAGACTCTTCCATGAACATCATACCAATATTATCTTCAGTGTTCTTAAAGATATGATAGATCAACTCTCTAATAAACTGTGACTTGCCTAGACCAGAACCTGCTGTGACGGTAACAAGTTCTCCCATTCGTATACCATAAGTCAAATCTTGTAGACCCTGGAAGGGATAGTTGATAGCAGCCTCTGTAGCTCCTTCAACAATAGTATCCCACATCTCTTTACCAGATACGATACCTTCAGGAGTATAACTTTTAGCATCCCACCAGTCTTGTACAAAGTCTTTATTCTTGTTCTTTGTAAGGTAGTCGTTAGCATCTTTGTATTTGAGGTTCATCACCTTTGCTTTAGGTGACAACATCTCCGCTACTCTAATAGCTGCTTTCTTTCCAGCATCATCATTATCAAAACAAATAACGACTGTATCAAAGGATGTCAGAAAATCATAGTTATCCGACACATCTTTAAGTGCTGATGCTGCACCATTACGAATAGATACTACAGGCCACTTACTACCTAGCAGTTGGTAGGCACTCATAGCATCCACTTCACCTTCACATAAGGTCACATACTTGCCACCTTCGGGAAAGATATTCTGTCCGAATAACAAGGCACCTTTAATATCACCTTCAGAAAAGAAAGTTTTATTCTCAATGTTTCGTACCTTGTTAGCTACGTGTTCGCCTTCTTTGTTATAGTAGGGATAGAAATGCTTAGTACCATTAAGCATGGTTCCATATCGCCTACATGTATCTTCTTCAATTCTCCTATCTGGAATAGAGCCAATGTTTCCTGTACTCACTTTCGTATTTGAGACAGAAGGTTCCATAGAGTACTCCTTATTTGTTGGTGGAATATAATAATTACAATCAGGGGTGAAGCATTTTTTATGACCGTCTCTATATACTCCTACGTTATCTTTACTACCACAGTCAGGGCATGGTTCATGTTTAAGAAATTCCATCTCTTTCTCTTACCTCATTGGTTATTTCAGTAACTTGGGGTTCTTTGATTACAGTTGTAAGATATCTAAATCCATCTCCATATTTAAATACTCTCATCTCAGGAAAGCATGTCCACTTATAAGAACAGTAGCCACAATCTCTTGCCAGTTTCATATTCCCTGACTTGCCATCTGCTACAGGAGTATAACACAGATCAGGCGTAGTATCACTACTGATAATCTCCTTCAAATCATTTATACGTTGACCAGCATTGATAAGAGATAACTCATCTATCTCTACCAGACACATCTCTCCAGTAACTTTATTAAGTCCTAGAAGGTATCCTATATCCTTACCTTCTCCTTCAACGTATCCGCTTATCTGTCCTATATATCCAAAGGGATCATCATACTCAATGTTTCTAGATTTGAATTTACGAAAAGCAAAATCACTGGCAGACTTTACATCTACAACTTCATCATCAATGGTACAATCCATATGACCAACTACACCATTAACTTTTGTTTTCTTCTGTAAGTTATCTACTTTGTGTCCTGCTTCTCTAGCCAGAAAGATTACAAGTTCCTCAATTATGGAGCCATAAAGAAACTTTATTAAAGTAGCTCCTGAATAACTTCTTTCAATGTTTGGACCACGAATTTCCATCCAGATTTTACGGTCTGGTTTACCGATTGAAGACATTCGCAAAGTTTTTTCACCACTATCTCCTCTCTCTTCTTCCATCTGTTTAATGACAGCATTACGAATACCCTCCAAGAGGGCATCCAAGTTATCCTTGGACACCTTCTTGGTGGCTGTCATACGGTCATAGATATCTGGAATTAACTGTGAAATGTGCATAGTTGCCCTCACCCTCGCCTACTATACGTCTTGATCATACGAGAACGTAGTCTCTCATCACAAGCCCTTATACTCATAGTACTAAGCTAGTTCATCATCGTCATCAAAGTCTGTGTCTTTCTTAAACTCGACCAGATTGACGACTTGAACCTTATTAAGATACAGGGATGTGCCATTCTTGTCAACAAATCCATGAGTCTTATTAAATGCTACTTTAGCTTTTACTTCACTACCATTACCGATAAGAGTTTCCTGATCTACAGGTCTTTTATCAGAGTCAATGATAGGTACAACATACCTTGATCGTGCTGTAACATACTCTCCACGATCATCTTCCTTATTCTTTAGATTCACACCATGAGAAGAAAGTACATCTTTACTCTTCTCAGAAAGTTCACCAATGTCCATTTGATACTTCTCAGAAAACTCATCCTTACGATTAAGTTTAGTCCAAAAAGCTTTGCCTGATATAACGGCTGTCTCTCTTGCTGTGTTTGTCATCATTCAAAGTTCCTTTCGTTTGGTTGAAATGATATCTTAGTATAACAAATTAAAACGATATGTCAACTATGTTCTTCCATAAAAAATAGTGTTGTTTGCTTTCCTGTCAAATAGATACCAAGCACAGTTATCTTTACCTGTCATATTACCAAACCATTTAATTCTACCTACACTCACAATTTTACTGCACATCTTCATATAGGGAACGCTTTGTTTAGTATGCATCCAATCTGCATCAAATAATAGCCAAGTTCTAATTCTTGGAACAAAGTATTCAATCATAGGATGCAAAATCTTTCTATCCCAAGGCGGATTTGTAATTACATAATCTGATTCGATAAGTTCATCAAATCCAATATCAGAATAATCATATTCATGTATTCCTTTTGCTTGAGGTTCAATATCACTTGCCCACATACAAATACCTTTTGTTTCTAGATGTTCTATTAATGCCCCATTACCAGCACAAGGTTCTGCGAATGGAAAATCATCTGGTAAATGTTCCAGTAGAGGTTTCACTGCTTCTATCGGCGTAGGATAGAAATCTCTTGGCTTACGTTCAAAATCGCTTCGTTTACCCATCCTTCATCTTCTAGTATAATATCATACGTTTAATTTCACCTTATAAATACACTCTACAGGAATTGAATAGAATTGTTCACCTTCTCTAACAAATCTATTGGATACTTCAACAACACTACCTTTTTCTTTAATGATATGATCAGGAATAACCCACATTTCTTTACAGTCTTCTCTGAATATATAAAATGTTAAATCACTTTCGATTGAATCCAGTAGTTTCTTTTTACGATAAGGTATCCTTACATCTTTCCATGATGTAGGCCACTCACCTTTCCAAGAAAGTTTAATCTCAACTTCACTAAATGTAAGAATACCTCTACCAGATATACTCTTTACATCACACTTATAATCTTCTTTAGTATTAGAATCTATTATATGATCTTTACTACGCAAATACTTTTTAATTTTTCTCTTAGCTTTGCCATCAGTTTGATCGTATAACTTTTTATCGAATGGTTTAGTTAATGTGTTTGTGCCCATGTTACCCCTATCTTTGCATCTGCGTTTAAAGGAACTTTCATACTGAAATAAGGTGACACTCTTGCAATACAGGGATCAGCTAAACTTACAAGTTCTTGAGCATCATCTTTATGTACTTCGTATTGTTGTTCATCATGGATTGTATTGACTAAGTAAGCTCTTAACTTTCTTTTTCTAATCTCTTCATCTATAAAGATAGACCATTGTTTACAACATACTGCACCACCACCTTGAAGTAATGTATTAAGAGCAGCATGAGGATGTCTAATCATTATACGTCTTCCATCAATACCTCTGATGTATCCTCTTGTTGCAAATTTTTGTACATTCTTAACAAGACTATCAAGTTTAGGAATACTTGTCAAGAATTTTTCTCTTAGTTTCTTTCCTTGTTCTGCTGAACCATTAACAACAGAACCTATCTTCCTATCTCCTGCACCATAGATAAAAGCATAGATAAAAGTCTTGGCTGATGTTCTGGTGGGAAGTCCAGCCAACTTTTGATTATAAGTATGAGGATCACCTTCTACAACTTCATGTATATATTCTTCATCATTCATATAATTAGCCAACATTCTAAGTTCAAGACCTTTAGCATCCATCCCTACAAGAACATACTCTTCACTTGGTACAGTCCAACAGGATCTACATTCCTCACCATAAGGTTTGTTGTTAGCTATTATGTTAGCCATGTTAGGTTCAGAGTGTACCATACGTCCTGTTACTGCACCCATTGTAATAACCTTACCATGAACTCTGTTCTCTTTATCAACAACATCAAGCCAACTTTCAATAGTCTTAGCTCTGGTCTTCAACATCTTCCATTCTGCCAGTCTCTTAATTTCTTCTGGTGCTGAAGAGGATATTGTTTGTAGATTTCTTTCACTTATCTTGGGAGAACCTTTAGGAGTAAACTCTACAGGCTTCCAACCATACTCATTTAATCTTTCAATGATCTGCTTTGGCGATGCAAGATTAAATTTCTCATACTCGAATGCAGAGAAAGGACCAACAATATCCTCGCTATTATATTTCTTTAATCCTACATTAGATCGTGTGCCATCCTTCTTGATCTTAGGTTTAACTTCCTTAATAAATTTTGTTCTTAAAGGAACCTTATTCAAGAGATTATCTTCTATGGTCTTAGCTTCTGTACTAACTTCCATCATTAACTTATGTGCTTTTTCCACATCAAGATAAAATCCATGTCGTTCTTGTTTATTTAGAACATGTCTAATTTTATGTTCCAGTCTAATTGACTTGTCAGAAAAATCTCTCTTCTCTATGTCCATCAGGTAATGATAGAGCTTGTATGTAATTTCAACATCGTTAATGCAATACTCTAACATCTTACTATTAAACTCTGAAAAGTCTAAGTATTCTATCTTATCCAGGTTGAGTCTCTTACCCCATGCAGCAAGAGAATGTTTACCTTCTCTATCAGGATTAAATAAAGCCGATAACAAAAAGGTGTCTACAATTTTTGATATGGGAATACAAGAGTTCCATAGTTTATTCAGAACTGGTGCATCAAAGGATACGATATTGTGTCCTACAAGGATATCATAATTCAAGATGAACTTGTTAAAGATATTAGCTTTGGTAAAATAATTTAATGTTTCTGTCTGTCCATCTTTGCATACCACAACATGTATTTTTTCTGCATCTAATTTGTCAGTCTCTATATCGAGAAATAATATCTTCTGCATTTCTCTCTGCTTCTTCTTTAGTTTCACCAGTCGCTATAGTTGTCCACTTAAAGGGATATTGAAAGTATGAATTTTTCTTTTTGTGATATATCTTCCAGTTTTTCTTGTCCCATTTTTCCAAGATAGATAAATGTATTTCAGCCCATGTTCTATAAAGGCCATCTATTCCTTTTCTTATTTCTATTTTGTTTATAAGGGTCATCAAATTTATCCTTCTTCTTTTTACGGTACTTGCTTTTTAATAGTTTATTCCACTTCCATTCTTTCTTACTTCTTCTAGGAGTAGACAGACTTTCTCCTGTAGTCCTCATCGTCCATATCCTCTTCTTTATCAGCCCAAACGAACTGTATGTGACAACTGCTGGTAACTTCCTGTAACAAGGTTGAGTGATCTATGATAAGTTTGTTCACTAAATTTACGAGAGGGTCTGAACCTCCAGCATTCTTTAACATAGTTACTAATTTTCTGTATTCACTACTTGTTAATTTAAAGTGAACGATAGGTGTATCTAACATGATGTAAACATTCTTCCATATTTTTCATGGTTACGTTTAAGTTTATTCCATTGTGACATTCTTATTCTAGCACGAGTTACAAAAGTTTCAACAGGATCACTAGGATGATAGGCTAAGTGTACCCACTTGCGACCTTCCTTTACATACACTTTCCTCATTCCAGATCCTATCCTTGGAGCTTCATTATCAAAGTAGACTCTGTAAGGTTTACCATATTTCTTTTGTTTAATCAAATCCCATTCTTCATACTTTTTCCGTGTCTCTTCCTCATAGTCAGGTTCACGTATTTTCCTTGGTCTACCACGTTTCTTTTGTCGTTTAAGAAAGTCTGGTATGGCAAATAAATCATCCATGTTCTTTAAGATACTCCTCTAGTTCTTCTCTATCATATCCCATTTCAATGAAGTTATTTAACAAGGTATTAAAACTAATCTCACCATATTCGTACATTTGAATATACCAGTTAAGTTTATTTAACCACGTATCTAACGTATGTTTTTTCCAATGTTCCTCAAATTCAACAACATTTTCCATGTTAGACTCCTTTAAGTTTCCCTATCATAGCACAGTAAGAAGTGTATGTCAAGTTTTACCTATAGGTATGGCATTGAGTAAGAAAGATAAGAGTTAATGGATGTAAACCCATCAGTTCATAAGGATCTTCAACACCTTTCTGTAATAAGTATTCTACCTCTAAAAGGTAAGCATCTTTCTCAACATGACCATTACAAGGATAACTTATACCGTTGATATTCTGAACATGATGAACTAATTCATGGAGTAACATACTTTCAAAATGTAGAGTATTTATGTTAGCATCATATGGAAGATAGATTGTATTCGTTTCTGGAAGATATGAAGCTCGTACCCTAAAGAATGTAGCTTCATCAAGGGTACTGTTTGTAGCCATGTAATGTATCTCATTCTGGGACATGAACGTAAGAGTTGGTAATGGATACTCATTCGGATCAGTAATTTCAAAAACTGAATTTTGACTAATCCAAATCAGAAGTGTGACTAAGATCTCTTTCAACTTTCTTTCCTTCTCTGCGGCTATAAGATTTTCTACCCTTCTTGTTAGGAACAATTCTCTTTCTAAATAACTTCCATTCTCTTATCCTGGAATAAGGGCTTTTTCTAGGTGGTTTATTCATTTCAAGTAATCTAACATATAACATACCTATCATTTTATATTCCTAATTTAATCGGACATTAATATCTTCATCTCCATAATAATCCATAAACTCAGATAGTTCGCCTCTGGAAACTTGTAGGATAAGTTCTATAAGGTATTGCCATGTGACTCCTACGATAGGTTCACCATATACTTCACCATTGATAAATAAAATTACTTCCAAGATAGGAGTATCTTGATTAGAATGATTTACTAAAACTAACTCACAATCTTTAGTCATATAAATTCTAACAACATTCGGGTTCATCGTCATCATACTCCTGTAAGATAAGATTAAATACACCACCAATTTGTAAACACTTAGCCCATCCTATTTTATATCCCCACGGTATTTCTAGTTCTGTAATCCCCAGTAAATTACATACCTCTTTGCTTTCCATTTCTCCACCATTAGTTTTTAATAAATCTATAATTTCTTTTTGTAATTTTATATTAGTCATACTATGCAGCCACAAATAGTCTGTATTATTCCTACTGATACGATGTATAACATGTATGAAGCTAAGACTATAATCATTAACACTATCATATAAAAATTAAATAGGTCGAAATACTTACTTCTTTTCTTTTTCATAACATGCCTTGCATTGTTGTTGTAATCCTTTCTCAATCCATGCTTTTGCACTTGCTGCCGTATATCTTTTCTTGCATGTATAACATATCCAACCTTCTTGGGTAACAGCAGGAACGTAGTCTTGCGCTCCTGCTATTCCTACACCTAAATACTTAACCACTTGAAAGGATTACTGACATATCTTTTAACGACATCAAAAGCATTAGCATTATACCCACCAACATTCCATCTCGTAATTGTTTCTACTTCTCCTTGACCTGTATAAGCTGGACCATTCTTCCAATTATAGATAGTGAACACCACATTATCAGTTCCATTTCTCTCCTCTATAAAATGCCACTCCACATCTGTTTTACTATCAAACTGAGTATCAAGTGGTGCTGTTCTTCTAACGTGTGGTTCTCCAAAGATATTGGTAAGCTCCTCATAGGTAATGTTAAGACTTCCTTGCAAACAAGTGCCACTAATTTCTGTTGTTGGTATCATTATCTGTTCCTTATCACGATACATTCTATTGAATTAGAGTAGTCAGCTTCAGCTTCTGCTATACTTTCATAATTCTCCTCAAAGATCCATTCACCAGTACCTCCACATTGTTCACATTCTCTTTCAAATAGAGAATAATCCTTTCCCTCTGAATTGTCAACGACTCTTTGATAGCAAATTGTACCACTGCCTATGTGACCTTTCTCATATTCTTCTGTCGTAGTACATTCTGGGCAAGGTAGATGTATCTCTACCAAGTACATTTGTTCATCACCATGAATAGGTTTCATCTTAGAAGCTCCAAGATAGTACCGTAATTAAAATCCATATATTCATTAGCTAATCCTTTTCTAAATTTTCAACTCTATTCCTTAACCATTTCATCACTATTTCATATTCAATATCATCTGTATCTTTTCTACAAACTTCAAGTAGTTCTATCTCCTGTTTTAATACAGAAATCTTATTGAAGACAGTGCTATGAATTAGTTTCTACGACACTGTATATTTCCCAATCCCCACTCTGAGGAATTTCGGTAAAATCCCCACCATCAGTATCATGTGCTATCTTTTCAGCTTCCTCAAGGTTTTTTGCTTTGATGTCTATTGTCAATGCTGTGGTCATTCTAGCTACTACTGTGTAGTTTTTCATCTTTACTCCTTCATCTTTTCAATGTCCTCAAGAGTCCAGTCACTCTTCCAACATTCTTCAGGTTCAGGCTGCCATTGTGGATCAGGTCCAACATCTCCTCTAGCTATATTCCACGCTTGCTCTTCATCTTCAGCTTCAATCATAGCAAACCAAGGCATATCTTGTGTAGCTGTAACTCTAAATATTGGCATGTTTACTCTCTTTCCAAAAACTTTCTAATTGTTTGTTGCAAATCTTCCAATGAGCTTCCTTCCTTCAATGTCTCCCATTCATCACGCTTAGTCAACCAAGAAATACTATCCTCTACTTCCATCAGTAGTGAAATAGCTTCCAAGTATCTATCTTCTACGGCTAGTTGTCGTTCCCAATCTCTAGACATCTATTCTATTTATCTCCATGATCTTCCATTAGTATCTCTAATTCATAAGGATCAGCACGTTCACAATAGTAATATGTCATTTCTTCATAAGCAAACTCTTTAAGCTCTGTTAACGTCCACTTATCAACATACTTTTTAACAACTCTTTCTATTTGTTCATCTGTGTAAATAACATCTTCACTCATCTTACTCTCCATACTCAGTAAGTAACCAATTCACTTCATCACTATCAGCGTTACTACAATAGTATTCTATTCTTTCTTCAATGACAATATCTATAAGTCTCTGGTAGGTTAAGTTACTAACCATCTTTTTTACAGCTTTCTCTATCTCATAAAATTCATCTTGAACTACGTTCTCCTGAACTACGTTCTCTCCCATCTTATCTTTCGTACCTTTCTTTGATAACAGCATATTGATTGCAAAGTTTACATTTGACATTAGTAAAACGATTGCTGGCTGGTGGTACTTCGTTCTTTATCTTTACATACAAAGTAGGCATTTCTTCCTTGATGTAACACTTAGCACACAATGCCATTTCATTCACTTTCTAATTCTTCCAACACACTCTCTATAAAATCTTCATCATCTGAAAATGAATATCTGTAGTCACTGTCGTACCTATACTCCTTACCATTCCAGATAACTACGGTATCCATTGTCCCATCATCACTGATATATATCTTGTTTTCCATGGTTGGTTCCTTATCTCAATTTTCTTCTAGTGAATTTCTCAGGGCGATATAGAACACCACCATTCTTAGCTTTTGCCTGATTACAGTTAGCACACAGTAACTGTAGACGTTCTGGTGTTTCATTCCATATTTTTAATAATAGCCTATAATAGGAAAGACCACCACTCCTACCATTTTTCTTTCTATCCTTATGACCATCATTAAAAACATGATCTATTTGTAGAAACATAAGATCACGTTCACCACAACACACACAAGCATTGCCCATTAGTTCTAATAGTTTGGGTTTAATAGTTTTCCTATAATATATCCTGCGATGTCTCTCACATATATTATACTTGCTCTTATGATTAGAAAACTTTTCTTTACATCCATCAATTTTACAGATGTCAAAAGCTTTTAATTGTGCGGATTGACATTTTTTATTACAGTAGTGTCGTTTAATTAGTTTCACTCGACTTTTCTTTCTATAAAAAGTCTTGCCGCATTCTGGATTATCGCACTTGACTTCACAACGCAAGCTAGGCCTTCCTCTTTTCTTGCGACTATTAAAATAGGTGTGTTCAACATCTTCACGAATAAGCATGGTTGGTTCCTTACGTATTCCTCAGTTCTACTTGGTGTGATGCACGATCACTATGTTGTTGCCATACTCTCTTATCTGTGGTGCTGAGTCAACTTGAACTTCCTCACCTATATGAAGCTTATCGTGTTTTTTCTTATGTTCTAGCATTTGTTTCATAATTTCTTTTGAAGAGAACGTAGTTCTAGTGCTTTTCATTTTGACCACCTTTTTAGTTTATTGATAGATTGCTTATATTTTATCTCGACCGAGTTAGTATAAT